CCGCCATTAGTAATTTTGTTAAAGTAATCTAGATCAAACGGCACACGAGATGTTACACGATGATATGATTCATATCGACTTTCTGCATCCTGAATATAATCATGTCCAACATTATTATCAAAGCAAACGCCAAGTGCATCCTGTAACAATTGAGGAATACCATCCTCGGATTTTGCTTTATCTCGCCCATCTATAATTGCAATTGAATTTAAAATAGCATTATAGATTGCTTTATCTTTACAGAACTTTTCTGTTTCTTTATACAGCCAGTCTCGATTGTGTTCTGTTTTATCAAGTAAACTTATTGAGTCAACAATTTCTTTATACTGATCTTCAGTAAGACTCTTGTCATTTTGTACTGAAATTACAAGTGCATCTTTATTGGGTATAGAATTATACTGGTCAATAAAGTCTTTTATTCGATCATAAATTATTTTTTCGTTATTGTCTATAAAATAATCCCGCTTTAGAAACGGGATTACTTTTCTCATATAATCATCATCATTTATTAGATTCTGAAGAATTACTGTCTCGATTTTCGTAGTCATGCATTGCCTGTTCTATCATATTGTTTAGAATATCCGAAAATACTTTATTAAATTTTTCGGACTTCATATCATTTTCATCTTTATGGGGTGGCTTCTCAATTATAGAAAAGTCTACGGCAATTTGTCCATCTGTACTATCTTCCAACGAGAGGGAAGTGATACTGACGATTGTTCCGGCAAACTCACCTTCCAAAAGTTTGACGCCCCATAAATCTTTATCTTCATTTTTTAAGGCCCATGGACTATACTTCACTGGCATTTTCAAATTCCTCTTCGATATCTGTTTCATCAAAACTCTTACCTAACATATCGCTTCCTGCAATACGATAATTGCTTTCAATATATTCTTTAAAAGATTTAGTTGTTAGAATTGGCATCCAGAATTCTTTACTATAGGTATCTTTAATACGATATTTCTTAGCATCGACTTCGCCGGTTTCTTTATCTACCTTAGAGTACCAACCATTGGATGGCTTAATAACATACCCGCCCTCTAAAGCCACATCGAGCAGACCAGACCATTTACTGATTCCGCCTTCGAATGTAACTTCAATTGGGATCTTAGACTTCTCGCGAACAAATCTAGATTTCTCTACGTTCATAACAAAGTTATATCCAATAACTTCGCTTCCATCTTTTTCTTGTTGACGACCAATAATAAAGATGTTGTCTGCAGAATAATACAACCCAGTTCCGCCAGATACAATCTGTTTTGGATACAAACCAATTTCAGAATAAGTATGGTTAACAACAACCATAGGAATATCTTTAATTGTCAAGTGGGGTGTAACCATTCTAAACAAAGATTTCATCTGTTTAGCACGGGTCATATCTGCAACAGACTTACCTTCTAGTGCATCGTCAACTTCTTTCTTGGAAGCAAGATTGCCAACAGAGTCAATAATGATGATTACTTGCTCGCCTCGATTAATGTTATTAATCTGAGTCATAATATCAAACTTTAACTGTTCAATATCTGTAATCGGGGTATGTAGGATTCGTGTAGTATCAATTCCAAAGTTATCGAAGTACGCTTGAGGTGAACCAAACTCTGAATCATAAAATAAAACAACTGCTTCTGGATACTTATCAATATATGCTTTAGTAAGCAACAATGAGAATGCAGTTTTAAAATGCTTAGATGGGCCGGCAAATACTGTTAGTCCAGGAGTAAAACCTCCTTCAAGACTTCCAGACAATGCAACATTCATCATTGGCACGGATGTTTGAATCATATCCTTCTTTGCGAAGAATTTGGATTTATTTAGAATTTCTGATTCTTTAATTGTTGAATTCTTTTTCAATCGTTCTAGTAATGACATATTCATTCCTTAAGTAATAAAACATTATTATATAGTAAATAGCATAGTTTGTCTATGCTATTTGGCATACTTATTCACTTGCGTTCGCACCACACTTCGCTCTTTTTGCCTTTGTTAGTGCACCAAAGTCTACAACCCATTCTGTACCAGGAGCCAATTCTTTATGATTTGGAGGCAATTTAAAATCTACGTTTGCTGCATTTTCAATATCCGAAATTGGCATACGAAATTTTGTTAGATCATTTCCTAAATTAGGATACGGAGGAACGTGAGGGAACCCCCATCCAGCAACTTCGTTTGTTTGATTGTTAATTACAATCTTATAAAATCCATGGGGTACAACTACGCCACTGCCAATCTTTTTATCTTGTGCATTATAAATGCCGCCTACATAGATTGTATAACTTTGATTACGTTGAACAGCCCATCCACGAATAGATGTTTCTAGTAGTTTCCAAATTCCTCTATTTAAACTTCCTGCTTGGGGAGCCATATTTGTCATCAAGAATGATTCATATTCAACTTGCTGATCCCAACTTAGGTCACCATCGGGACTCATATGCCCTTTATCATATCCAGTTCCAACATAATCATCTACCCTCGGTCCGTTTTGAATAGAAGCATCTGCGACAAAGGCATTTGTTCTTGGCCAGCAACCTAGTGCATTTTGTGGAAGCAATTCGTAAGTTACAAATTTAGGAAGCTTTGCAGCGGCATCATACCCTACAAGATATCCCTGACGGCAAATAGGTTGAACGCCTGTTGTATTAGGAAAACCATATGGTGCATGGACTTGGCATGCTTGAACAGGCAATGGTTGTCGTTGTTCCCACCCATATGCGTATAAACTTAGTAATGCTAGAAATGTAAATAGAATCTTTTTCATGAGAATAATCCCTCTAATGTTGCCTGTGGTTTCGCGTCCCACCCTACACCATTTAAAATTGTTGTTAATGGTTCAAGAAATGATTTCTCAAACATCGTATCATAATCTACATATTGCTTCAAATTGAACTCTTCGGGCATCTGATTAATAAACGCAATACAGTTTTCTTTAATCAGATTCGGTTCTTTTAAGTAAATGAATTTAATTTTGTCGCCTTCATTTATAAGTTCATACTTATTGGTTAATTGTTTTTCCTTCAGATAGAAGTTATACAATAAAGCCCCTCGGACGTGCATAGGAGTTCCTTGCGAATAAATTGAACTCCTATTTGTATATTTATCGACTCCGTTAACACCTCTAGGGAAGGCAATCAATTCTGGAGACATTTTTCTATACTTAAATTCAAATTCTCGTATGTAGTCTTGAATCTGTTGTTCCGTACCAGTCAATGCCAATTTAACTGCATCTCGAAGTGCGTCGCGAATTGGTTCAGGAGTAGACGATCTCACAATCTCCAATCCCATGACCTTTAACTTTGGTTCTTTATATTGAACACCCTCATTGTTATAAACGTTCAAAGCATATCGTTTCTTCGCAACCCAAATACCTCTATCTGCAATAACTTCTCGTTTAAAGTAAATCTTTGTATCAAACGCATTCGTGTAATCTGCTAAACCGTCGCATGCTGTATTAATTGCTTTTTCAATTTTCTCATTACAAATCTTATCCAAGATCTCTACAATCTTTTCTTTTGGTTGATCTTTATAATATTTTTGTACTAATGGATCCAATGTGATATAGCATGCATCTGTATCTGAATAAAAAGAATACATAAAGTCTTTTGTTCCGCAGACTTTATTTAAGTATTCGTTCAATGCTGCACCAACTGTCTGAATAATATATTGACCTGTAAGTGTAATGCCTTCCGCAATATTAGAATCATAGAATCTAAAGAATTCATTTCCCCATGCACCAAACAACGAATTCAATTGAATCTTACGAGCCATCTGAAAGTTATTATATTTAGAAATATCATTCTGATAAGACTTGTCTTTTGTTTCCTCATACTTTGATTGCGCTGCCAACATCAACTTTTTATAACGCTGACGATCATCAAACAATTTCTGCACAATCTCAGGAAACAATCCTTGTTTTTCTCTTGTGTAAGAATATCCATTTGCAGACATACAATAATTATTATCTTTTAGATCCTGCAGATTGTATTCCTTTTTCATTAATTTATCAACAGTCGTATCTTTTGTTGCTTGAATTACCTGTGTCTCCGGAGACAGATTATACTGCATAATAATACTTGGATACAGACTTGTAGCGTCAAAAGATACAACCCAATCATATTGTCCGGGTTTAGGTTCTTGGACATACGCTCCTACAATCTGTCTAGCAGGTTTACCCTCGCGCTGATGGACAATAATATTCTTTTTCCAAAGATGATTCCAAAGAATACAATCCCATGTTCTAACTGCGGAGAACACATCAACATAATTACACTTTGCATCATATGCCATTGTTAAGATTAATTCAATAAGACGCATCTTATTTTCCAATTGGTCAATCAGTTCCGTATCAACTACGTTATATTCTACGAACTTTTGCCAATCGTTTTTATAGAAATCTCGGAATGAAGAATATTCCTCATATGACAATTTTTCTTTGCCGAGTTCTACCTTAGCAATGTGATCCAATTTATATGATTCTTGGGCACCATAAGTAAACTTCTTATATAGATCAAGATAGTCCAATGCAGCTACTCCAAGAATATCGTATGTTAATTCTGTTTTATTCATACGAGTAAATTCTTTTGAATTCACTACATTCCAGGGAGACAATTGTCGAAGGAATTCATCTCCAAGTATTTTGGAAATACGACTGCACAAATAAGGAATGTCGAAGAAGTCAATGTTCCAACCTGTTATGATATGAGGATATCCATCGTCAACCATAGATTGAATAAATTTTCTTAGTAGATCTTGCTCACTACTACATTGAACATACTTGTGATTTGGTTTCGTAACTTTAAAGTTTTTCGTACCAAATGTAACGATTTCTTTAGTGTTATAATCTTGAATAGTAATTAACAGAACTTCTTCCATTGGATTCCTGACATCTGGGAATCCAAGTTCTGCAGAAGTCTCAATATCCAAAGACCATATCTTTAATTGCGAAATATCAAAATCTACTTCGTCGGGAAATGTTTTTGTGATGTACTGATAGGCGTAATTTGTGTTACCAAAAATCTCAAAATTGTCTACGTCGTTGTATCTTTTGACGTAATCTTTCGCTTCGTTAATACTTTCGAAAATAATTTCATCCAAATTTTCACCAAATAAAGATTTATACTTTGTTGGAGTTTTGGATTTCAAGAATAAACTAGGCTTAAATTCGACCTTATCTTGTACAGATTTGCCGTTATTGATTCCTCGAACAAGAATCCTGTTGCCATATTGGTTAACACTGGTGTAAAACTTCATTCAATAAATCCTAGGGGTATAAATAATTGTATCATTATATGACAAATATAATGTAAAGTCAATAGGGAGGGTAGATAAAGGTATCCAAATACTTATCTACACATAAATATTATATATGAATATATTCAAGCATGCAATGTGCTTTTGACCTTTTGTTAAAAATTATTAAAACAAAGGAAAAAAATGTTCTACAAGAAGATAGCAACCTCGCTACTTTTTGCTATGGCTTCATGTGGTGTAATTGCCCAAACAACGTATGATTCGAAAACTTTGGTTGACACTAATAGTACCAGCACAAGTACTAGCACGGTCAACACAAATAATGTCAATAGTGGCACTATAACCAACATCAATCAAACAACCGTTGATAGTGCATCAACGAATACAAATAATAACAATAACGTCAATACAAGTACTAGTACCAGTGTTAATACCAATAACAACGTAAATTCTGGTACTATGACGAATAACAATAATAATGTTAATTCCGGCACTATGACATATAATAACAATAATGTCAATTCCGGTACTATGACGAACAATAATATTAATACTAATACAAGTACAAGTTCAAATACGAATAATAATATTAATACTGGCAATATGACAAATCGTAATATTAATACTAGTAATTCTACCAATGTTAATACGAATAATAATATTAATAGTGGTACTATGACAAATATTAATCAAAATACAAATAGTTCAAACAATGTTAATACGAATAATAATATTAACACTGGCACTATGACAAACAACAATAATAATACAAGTGTAAGCGACAATAAAAATACTAGCACGTCGACCAATGTTAATACGAATAATAATATTAATAGTGGTACTATGACCAATAATAACAATAATACATCGACAAGTGATAATAAAAATACGAATGTAAACGTAAATTCTAGCGCCAGTACCAGTGAGAATAAGAATAATAATGTTAATCAAAACAATAATGTTAATACTGGTGATATGACCAACCGTAATATTAATACTACTGAGATTACTCAACGTGTTATCCAACCCCCGCCAACTGCTGTAGCACCAACTATGATGAGTGGCGGCAATAATGATTTATGTACCACAGGATCTAGTGGCAGCATACAAACACAAATATTTGGTGTAAGTAGTGGAGGAACAATTCGCGATATGAATTGCGAAAGATTAAAATTAGCAAAAACGCTTTATGACATGGGAATGAAAGTTGCAGCAGTTGCTACAATGTGTCAAGATCGTCGTATATTTGATTCTATGATGGCAGCAGGTACGCCTTGTCCATTCGAAGGTAAGATTGGCGAACAGGCCAAACTTGCTTGGGAAACAAATCCAGACAAAATTCCAGCAATTGTAGAGGAAAAAATAGATGACAATTATACGAAACTTGGCATTGGCGCTTTACTTGGTGCTATCGTTTTTAAGTTATTCTAATGCGCAGGAAGTTTTAACAACCGGTAATCTAGTAAATTTTACCGGTACACCTACATCCACGACTGGTAATTGGGTCAATGGGGTATACGTACAACAATTAGGTTGCTTTGGTGGTAATACTCCTGGCAACTGTGGTCCGTACCCCAACGTTCAAACCAACGGTAACATTAACTTTTCCTACGGGCAAGTAAACTTAAATCAGGTTGTTAATATAAACAACGCTCTTGCAGCAGCCGGCGCAGGAATCCAAGTGTCCGGATTTAATTTTGGATTCCGTGCTAAGAATGGTAACGGATGGGATGATGG